CCAATGCCGACAGCATTGAAGATGCTATGGGAGTAGCCATTGAGAAGTTTGTGTCTGTCCACAAAGTTGTGGAAGGCATGGAAAAGGGCATTTACAAGAAAGTGGACTTGCAGCTTTCTGGCGAAGATTCCATGTTAGAGCCGGTGCAAGAGGATGTCTATTACCAGCAGGACAAGGTTAAGCTCATTGTCTATTATGGTTTGATTCCCAAAGAATATTTAGATGCCATTAACGAGGGGGAAGGTGATACTGTCGATTTGTTCCCTGATTCCAGCTTGGCAGAAGAATATAGCAACATGGTGGAAGCCATTGTTGTCATCGCCAATGACGGCCAGCTTCTCAAAGCTGAAGAAAACCCGTACATGATGAAAGACCGCCCCATTGTGGCCTATCAGGATGACACCATCCCTGGTCGCTTCTGGGGCCGTGGTACGGTGGAAAAGGCCTACAACATGCAAAAGGCCATTGACGGCCAACTACGGGCTCACATGGACTCCCTGGCCCTCACCACAGCGCCCATGATTGCTATGGATGCCACCCGCCTGCCGCGTGGTGCTAAGTTTGAGGTGAAACCGGGTAAGGCTGTTCTCACCAACGGAGCCCCTTCAGAAATCATCTACCCCTTCCATTTTGGTCAAACCAATGGGGATGTTGCCGCCTCTGCCCAAAACTTTGAGCGGATGCTGCTGCAGGCAACAGGGACGGTGGACAGCGCAGGTATGCCCACCAGCATCCCCCGTGACGCCAGCGCAGGCGGTATGTCTATGGCTATGGCCGGTATCATCAAGAAGTACAAACGGACGCTTACAAACTTCCAAGAAGACTTCCTGATGCCGTTCATTGAAAAATCTGCATTCCGTTATATGCAGTTTGATCCTGAGCGTTACCCGTCTGTGGACATGAAGTTTGTTCCCACGGCCACCTTGGGCATCTTGGCCCGTGAGTTTGAGCAGCAGCAGCTTATTGGTTTGCTCCAAACCCTTGGCCCGAACACCCCTGTGCTGCCTCTCATCCTCAAAGGCATCCTGCAAAACTCCAGCCTCACCAACCGTGGCGACCTCATCACGGCCCTGGAGCAAATGTCGCAGCCCTCGCCTGAGGCTCAGCAAAGCCAGCAAATGGAACAACAGGCCAAAATGGCCCTCATTCAGGCTCAGGTGGCTGATTTGCAGAGCAAGGCAGAGAAACAGAGCGCAGAGGCTCAAAAAGCCCTCACAGAGGCTCAAATCATGCCTCAAGAAGCCCAGGCTAAGCTCATTTCCGCCTTGTCCACCAACTTGGATGAGGATCAGGAGGCCAAAGACTTCGAACGCAGGGCCAAAATTGCCGATTTAATGCTCAAAGAGCAAGATATTAAGAGCAACGAACGCATTGCATTAGCACAAATGGCTACAAAACAGCTAAAAAACTAATAAAAACACTTGACAAAAAGTCGCCAATGTGTTACAATAGCGACAATTTAGTAAAGTTCTCCTGAAAGGACAAAGAACTATGGATAGAGAGATTCAGAAGTATTACGAAGGTCAGTTTTCCATGATGGCAACCCAGGGATGGGCCGATTTGATGGAAGATCTTCAAAAGTTTAGGACGAGCATCAACGAACTTTCAACTGTCGTAGACGAGCAAAGTTTGTTTTTTCGTAAGGGTCAGCTTGACGTTCTTGATCTTGTCCTATCCCGTAAACAGGCTTGTGAGAAAGCCTATGAGGAAATTCAAGATGCGACGGATATTTGAATTCCTCTGCCCAGATGGGCATTTGACAGAACAATATATTGACGACTCCCTCAGGGAAGCACCTTGTAGTGCCTGTGGGAAGGAGTCAAAGAGAATTGTTTCCACTCCGCGTGTGCACCTGGAAGGTATTTCCGGAGACTTCCCAGGGGCCTACGATAGGTGGGAGCGAGTTAGGGCTGAGAAATTGGCCCAAGAAAAGAAGAAAGCCGCCAACAACGGCGAATAACTTTCTTTACCGCCCGTAAGGGTATTTTAAAATTTCCTAGAACCAGATATTGCTGGCAGGAGAAAGGGTTAGCATGGCATTAGTTGATAACGAGGAACTGTCTCAAGGAAACACTAGCGAGATTGAAGCTGTAGAACAACAGCAAACACAAGCCGCAGCAGAAACGCAGGCTCCAAAGATTCCCGACAAATATCGGGGAAAGTCGGTGGAAGAGATTGTACACATGCACCAAGAGGCTGAAAAGCTAATTGGTAGGCAAGCCCAAGAAGTGGGCGACTTACGCAAACTCGCAGATGATTTTCTTAAACAGCAACTCTCCGTTAAAGCTGAACAAAAGCCTGCTGTGGAAGAAAGCGAAATTGACTTCTTTGAAGACCCGCGAAAGGCGGTTCAGAAGGCAGTGGAGAGCCATCCTGATGTCTTAGCAGCTAAGCAAGCTGCTACAGAGTTTAAGCGGATGCAGACGCAAGCAAAACTTGCTCAGAAGCATCCTGACTTCACTCAAGTTGTTGGTGATGGTGAGTTTATTGAGTGGGTTAAGGGCAGCCCTATTCGTTTGAATATGTTTGCTATGGCTGATGCTCAATTTGACTACGATGCTGCTGATGAGCTTATTTCGACGTTTAAGCAGATTCGTTCGACAAAAACACAACAGACCAAAACAGATGGTCAAGAAGTTCTCAAGCAAAACTTGAAAGCTGCCAGTGTGGATGTTGGGGGAACCGGCGAGGCTCAAAGGAAGATTTATCGTCGTGCTGACCTTATTCGGCTACGCATGACAGACCCGGCTCGTTACGAAGCCTTGGAGCCTGAAATTAGGGCTGCATATGCTGAAGGGCGTGTCCGGTAATTTGACACAATTTTTTAGGAGATTTCAAAATGCCTTTAGGTACTAACAACGTTACAACGACCACCGCAGCAACGTTCATTCCAGAAATTTGGAGTGATGAGATTGTTGCAACTTACAAGAAAAACTTAGTTGCCGCTAACCTGCTGAAGCGCATGAGCTTCAAGGGTAAGAAAGGTGACAGCGTTCACATTCCCGCCCCTGTGCGTGGCAACGCTTCGGTTAAGGCTTCCTCCACTCAAGTCACCCTGATTGCTGGCACCGAGAGCGAAGTGGTTGTGACCATCGACCAGCACTACGAGTATAGCCGCCTCATCGAGGACATCGTTGAAGTGCAAGCCCTGTCGTCCCTGCGTAACTTCTACACGGAAGACGCCGGTTACGCACTGGCCCGTCAGGTGGACACCTCGCTGATTCAGCTGGGTCGTGGCGCTCAAGGCGGTAACGTGGCTAACGCCGCTTACGCTGGTGCTTTCTCTGGCGCTGACGGCACCACCGCTTATGTGGCTGGTGCTAACACGGGTTCCGGTGCTCTGACTGATGCGGCCATTCGTCGCTCCATTCAGCGTCTGGACGATCAGGACGTTCCTATGGACAATCGTTTCCTGATTGTTCCTCCGTCCACCCGTAACACCCTGATGGGCATTGCTCGTTTCACCGAGCAGGCTTTCGTGGGTGAGCAAGGTGCTAACAACACCATCCGCAATGGTGAAATTGGTAACGTGTACGGTATCCCCGTGTTCGTGTCCAACAACGCTGACACCACCTCTGGCACCACCGCTACCCGCGTCTGCCTGATGGGTCACCGTGACTTCGCCGTGCTGGTGGAGCAAATGGGTGTGCGTTCGCAGACTCAGTACAAGCAAGAGTGGCTGGGTACGCTGTTCACCTCTGACATGCTGTATGGCGTGAAAGAGTTGCGCGACTACGGCGCTGTTGCTCTGGCTGTTCCGGCCTAAGCTTAAAGGGGAGGTCTTAAAGGGCCTCTCCCTTTTTAAAGGGGCTTACAAGGCTCCTTCAGAAAGGGGAACCACATGGCTAAATTCAAAAGCATTCAAACAGGTGACGTTTACGAGTTTACTCAGCAAAACGACATCGACACCATGCGTAAGCACAACGAGTATGTTGAAGTGGTGGAAGAAGATAAACCTGTAGAGAAAAAGCTGGGCCGTCCTGCTAAATCTAAGGAAGAATAATGGGTTGGCTTAGTTTAAAACGGATTACTGGCTCCCAGGGTGTAAATCTGGGAGGCGCTGCTAAATCAATTGAGCGTGAGGTAATTCGTCCTATTGGCGGTGGTGTAGAAAGTGTCGTTAATACGGTGGGCAACGCTGTTGCTGATGTCGGGCGAAAAGTGGACGACCTTGTGGCAGAAATTCCAGGGGGTTGGGCCACTGTTATTAGCATTGCCAATCCTGCGTTAGCTCCTGTAGCAGCGGGAACCAAAACTTTAGTTGATGGTGGTAGTCTGGAAGACGCTTTAAAATCTGCTGTGATAGCTTATGGATTGCAGATAGTTGGCGGAGAAATTGTGGACTCCACTTCTAGCTCAGTAACTCCTGAAATGATTGCAGCAGCTAATGCTACGTCTGACCCCGTAGCTGCTTTAGCTGCCCAAACAGGCTGGACAACTGTCGATCCAACCTACCTTGCTCAAATTGG